TTATTTTAAATCTACTTTAATGGGAAGTTCCCAACGGCGTCTATTAAATGTCACGGTTCCATCAATGCTTATTGGTAATTGATTGCCGTTGTAGTCGAAAACCTTTATGACTTTACCGCCTTTGTTTACATCAGCAAGCAAATTACATGTGTGCTCAAGCTTTCCAACTTCTGTGACCATAATCATTAATTGCTGCATGATAAAACCTCGAGAGAATACAGTTGAGAATAATTTTGCTCAAAATGTGCAATTATCCAGATTATTGAGCAAATAATTGCACATTAATAAAGGCTCTTATTCAAGAGCCTTCACAATCGCACCGTGTCTTGCTTTGCAGTCATTATATTTTGCAACTGTATCAACTGACCAGATCATTAAATCTTTACCAGTTGTACCCTTAATTTCACTTAAATTAGGGCATGGCTGAATGAGATTAGCTGGTATTGCCGGCTTTAATGAGTTCATTGAGTTGCTGCATCCCGTCATCATCAATACAGCTAGACTTATAAACAGGACGCTCCACGATCTTTTGCACTTCACGCTCAATATATTCGACTTTGGTGTTTTGCTCTGCTTTGACTTTTTCATAGTCTGCGCTCACTTTATTGATCTGATTTTGCTTTTCAGCTAGGGCATCTAAGTTTTTCTTTTCAATTTTCTGGATCTGCGATAAACACTTTTGATCTGCTTGGTTAATTTTTCCCGCCAAGTGGTTCGTGTACCCAATTTGGATTAAGTACAGAACCGACAAAACAATGATTAATGACCAACGTTTATTGTTTAAAACCCATGTCATGAATTGACCCCCATACATTTCGCATGACGTTCGAGTTGTCTAGTCCAGACTCCATAGCAGCCATTTTTGCGAATAGAGCAGTCACGCTTTGCAACGAACTTATATTTAAGTAATGAGTCGCAAGCTGCTTTATATTGACCAGCTTTCAAGTGTTTAAGCATTGATGATTTTGCGAATGTTGGTACCCCGTACTGATATGAAAAATCCAAGTAAAGGTCATATTCAGTTTGTGATAATTTCACGCCCTTCAATGAATCTTTAAATGCTACTTCACGTTTTGCGACATCATTACGCAACCATTTATCTGCAGTCGCGCGTGTAATTGGTGGATCTGTCATTTTTACTGGTGAGCCATCGGGTTTAAATGTAGAACCATGGCCCTGTGTTGGACGATCCCCTTTGACGGGTATTACTGGCTTTGATGTAAACCCTTCATCGTTTTTTACGCCCACAAAAAAAGCAGCCGAAGCTGCTAAGAATGCTGCGAAATATTTAGTCTTGTTTGACATTACAGTCACCTTTTAACTTTTCGATCCGAAGTTCATATTCAGCCTTTCTTAATTTGTGCTCGACTCTCTCACGGCGATTACGGGCAATAGCAAAATAAATTTGAATAACCAAACCAAGTGCCGCAATAAATAAACCACCCCACGCAATAACATCAATTTTGGCTATAAATCCGATAAACGACCCCACACCAGTAGTTGCTGTTACTTTTTGCGTTATTGTTGCTGCCGTAACCCCAACGGCAGACTGAGTTTCAGACATTTTATTTCTCCAGAATTTCGCAATAAAAAAGCACCCGGTTGGGTGCTGTTACTTTTTCATTTCAATTACACTTAATGTTCTTGAAGTAATCATGAAAGTATTGTTAGAACTGATATTCAATGGAATATTAACGCCCTCCTGTCGAGCAAATCCTGCTTTAAGTGTGTAGGTAACATTGCCAATAGTACTGTTATCATCAATAGCTGAAACGATAACCGCTGTACCATTAAAATTAACGTTAATATTACCAGTCTCAATATTCGCGCCCAGAGAGCCTCTGCCAATTAAAGACCCATTTTTATATATTGAAATATAAAAGGAAGCCATTGCCCTATCGTTAGCTGCAATTGGATTACCTCGTCCATCACTTACACTAAATGCCCCGAAGGTTGGGGTGCAAATATTTACTGAGGCATCAAGTCTAACTTTTCCACCACTTCTATTCAGAGTAACTTGTAAAAGTGTGCCTATATGGTTTTCCCATGCAGCTAAGTGGTTATTAAAATCATTATTAGGCTGTCCACTTGTAACTCCACCTGCAAAAGTAGTGATAGTCTTTACATCAATTGCTTTTACACCTATTGGAACAGTTACAGCTTCATCCTTAATTTTTAGCGTATCAATAGCTCCATCTTCAATATTTGCATTTTTAACTTTAATCGTCCCTAGATCAGCGCTAATGGCACTTAGATTTTCTGCCCAGATTCGATTCGCATTGATATACCCAAAACTAGCATTATCGACATACAAACCACGAGGAATGACAGTACCGTTAGGCAAAGTCACAGGCGTATTTTGCAATGTCATTAAGGGTTTTGGCTCAATACCATCTATACCCACTGGAGTACCAAATTGAATGCAGTCATAGTTAAAAATAAAAGTTGAAGTAGTTCCATCGTTCATTGAACCATGTCCAGAAACATGTCCATTCACATCAAACTTCAAGAACTGTTCTGCATAGACACCGTCTACACTTTTAGAGACATCTTGAATCGATGCTGTATGTCCATCAACAGTTGTCTGAATTGTGTCAACTTTTTCAGCAGTAGCACTCTGAGCATCCGTAACCGCATTCACTTTTTGTTGAACAGTCGCCAAATTAGTGTTCGCTGTATTTGCCTTATCCAAGGCATCATTAGCCGTTAATTGTGCATTACCCGCTGCTGCATTTGCAGATGAAGCAGAAGCTTGAACAATATCAATTTGACTTGCTTGCGAAGACTGACTATCTGTAAGCGTTTTGATCTGGCTCTGAACTGTTGCTTTGTTACTTTCAAACTGAGTTTGAACAGTATCAATACGTTGCCCAAGTGCGCTATCAGCATTTACACGCGCAGTAGATTCAGAGGCAATAGTTGCCTTATTTTCATCTATCTGAGCCTGAGTAATATCAATCCGCTTACTTAGAGCCAAGTCACCTTCAGCTGCTGCTGATTGTAATGACCATGAGCCAGCCTCTGTTGATGAACTGTCCGCAGTTAGTGAAGTACTATCTGCGGTTAGTGGGGTAACTTTTGCAAATACTCCACTTAATCGCTCGGTATTTGCATTGATCAAATCCCCTTGCTCATCAACGATAGCTTTCACGCTATCCACATAACCGGTTGAAGCCTTGTCTCCAAGTTCAGCCTCTACAGACTCAACACGATCAATTGCTGCACTAGATGCATCTGCTGCTGCATTGGCTTGTGATAATGCTGTAGCTGCATTTGCCTTGGCTGTTGCAGCGTCACTACTGGCAGTGCCAGCTGTTGCTTTCGCCTGATTCGCTACAGTAACAGCAGACCCAGCTTCCGAAACTGCTGCTTCAGATTTAGTTACAGCAGTAGCACTATTTTCAAGTGCCTGACCTGCTTGATCAGTTGCAGTATTGACTTTGACATCAATTGCATCAACTTTTAAAGCGGTTGCTTCATTGTCTGCAGTATTAATATCAACTCGTTGACTCACTGCTGCTAAAGCTGCATCGTTACTCGCTTTATAAACATTTAAAGCTTGTACTGTAGCAGCATCACCATTAGCTCTTGCTGTAGCTTCCTGTTGAATTAATGCAGTGTTTTTACCAACTGAAGCTGAAACAGTATCAATCCGCTTACTTAAAACCAAGTCACCTTCAGCATAAGCTGACTGTATGGTCCAAGCCCCTGCTTGATTACTTCCACTATCCGCTGTCCAGTTGTTTTGGTCAGCAGTTAATGGAGTAACTTTTGCATAAACACCATCAAGCTTCTGCGTTTGAGCTTTAACAACGCCATCAATATCCTCTACATCCGCTTTGACTTCTTCAAGCGCACCAGTTGAAGCCTTGTCCTCTAAAGCAGCATTGATTTCATTAATAGATAATGCATTGGCACTAGAAGCATCAGCAGCAGCTTGCGCTTTACTGATAGCAGTTGCAGCATTGGTTTTTGCAGTTGCAGCATCACTACTAGCGGTATTGGCTGTATTAATAGCACCATCTGCTTTTGAACTTGCCGATTGTGCTGTTGCTGTTGCTTCCCGTGCCATTGATGAAGCTGAACCTGCTTGAGACACCGCTGTATCAGCCTTGCTTATGGCAGTAGCACTATTTTCAAGTGCTTTGCCAGCATCATCCGTGGCAACCTTTACACTGGCTCTTAAACCATCAATTGCCTGTGTATTTGCACTAGTGTCATCAACAACTGCTGTTACATCGTCTATAACCGAAGCCAGAGCCAAGTCATTGGAAGCAATGTAATTATTCAGTGCCTGAACCTGTGCTCCATCGGCATCAGCCAAAGCAATAAGTTTTTGCTGAACAGAAGCATTGTTATTGCCAAAATCTGAACTCAACGTATCAATTCTTTGGCTTAGTGCGCTGTCACCATTGACTCTTGCTAAGGCTTCTTGCTGAATAGCAGCTTGGTTATTTCCCACCTGAGCATTAACAACATCGATACGTTTACTTAGGGCTAAATCACCTTCAGCAAATGCTGACTGAATTGTCCAAGCAGCAGCTTGGTTACTTCCATTATCTGCGGTCCAGTTGTTCTGATCAGCCGTTAAAGGTGTTACCTGTGCGTAAACACCGTCCAGTTTTGTTGCTGTAGCATGTAAGTCATCTGCAACAATATCAACCGATTCTTGAATAGCTGCAATTGAGGTGTCGGTGCTTTCTTTATAGGTAGTAACAGCATTAAGAATCTGCTGGTCACCATCAGTTCTAGCCTGAATTTCCTGAGTTAAGCCATCACTGACACCTTTAACCGCAGTAATGCGATCATTGGTTTCTTTTGCAACGGCATCAGAAACTTGCTTAACTTCCCCCTGCCGTGCCAAGGATTCTTGTGCAATTGCATCTGCACGGGCTTGCGCTTCAGCTGCATCTGCTGCAATTCGATCACGAATTTCTTGCGTAAGACTATCATTTAATCCAGAAATATCACTTACTCTTTGCTGGGTTTCAGCATTGATTGCTGCATTCGCAGTATCAATTTCACCCTCAAGAGCAGTAACTTTGTCAATTAAATTTCCGATATCTCCATCAAGACCCTCAATCGTATCAATTTTATTGATCGTATCTCTTAAGTCCTGATCTAACTGTGTTGCAGAAATTAAGCCATCAAGCGCATCAAGAATATCATTCGCCTGTGCAGTTGAAGTACCACTAACCCAACTAGACCAATCCCCTTTATTACCGATTCGGTCAACCAACCGTCCACGATACCAAAGTGTCACATTAGCTGCTAAACCTTGCTGCTGTAGTGAAGTCGTTGGATAAGCATAAGAACCCAGAGGCTGAATATTGGCACCATTGGAAGTCGTAGAATACTCAATTTCCGTATATGCAGTGTCTAATGCGCCAGTTGCCGGGAATCCCCATTCCACATTCATTCCGAACATTGTTCCAACTGCACGGATAAAAGCTAATTTTGGTGGTAACCCCTGCTTACCAGTCAATGCAGTCAAAACTGAGTATGCCGGTAAAGAAGAAATTTCAAATGCTGAAATTGCTGTCACACGCGCCTGATATTGGCCCGCATAAATACCGGGTACTTCTACTGAGTTATTACCTGTAAGTGGAAGCTTAATCCAACTACCGTCATCTTTACGCCACTCAACCAGATACTTTACCGCCCCACGGGCTTGTGCCCATGACACAATCATTGTGGCAATATTAATACCTTGATCTACTCGGCTTTCACTTGTAATGGTGACGTTTGTAACCGCATCTTGAACAGTAGGATTAACAATTGAAATTGGTGCTTCTTCAAAATGTGCTCCAGTGTCGATTGCATCAAACTTTGAAGGATTGTATTGAAGAGCAGTAATGCTAAATTGATGTTTATCATCTTGAGTAATAGAGATGACCCGAAACTTCATTGTTGCCAAGTCTTGAGCATCTAAAACCCAAATGTTTTGCACAGCAATCGAATTCACATCAAAAGCCGTGGTTACTGTAATAACTCTACCTGCTATTGACTGAACAATACGTGTTTGGGCTTTGCCATTTTCACCATTAATTACGAGTCGGTCGCCAGCTTTTGCAACCACATTATCTCGGTCCAAAGTAATACTTTTACGATCTGCCGAAATAGCAGATACACGACCACCATTTGCACGACCTGCAAATAGAGGATCAGCAACTTCAATTACTTTCCCCGGCAAAGGAATGTGCCCATCTAGACCAACTTTGAAAGACACTGTACGTGTTTCAAGTTGCTCTGACTTTAAAGCCCAGTGACCTGCTCTCTGCGCTTGTCCGCGCGAAGTGCATCCCCAAGCATCAATTTCCAAAATACGAACTTGGCCCGCTTCAGCAATTGCTTTCTCATCACGAACAAACTCATATTCGGTTTTGTAGTGATTAGCTGGGTTATCCCACGCAATTTTTACAACATTATGGCGATCACGCGCACGGGTTCCTGAGTATTCAAAATTGCCATCAATGACATTGGCACGTGTATATGTAAAGTAAGTATCTTGGGGAATATCCGCATCGCAAATAATGCTATTACCATCCCAAAACGTTATCGCACGAAACACACCAGCTAACTTAGTTAAAATCTCAAATGCACCTTCTGCGCTCTGAAGATAAACGTTACAAGTAAAGCGTGGTTCCTGCCCCCCTAGACCATCCGGCACCATTTGGTCACAGTATTGTGCTAAACGATATAAAGACCACTTATCAACCATGAGTGGGGTTAATCGGTCACCCAAAGCATAACGGTCTACGGTGCATATATCGTAATAGATCCATGCCGGGTTATTGGAATAAGCCTCTTTGAAAGTGCCGTCCCACATTCCAACATATTGCCGTGTTGCTGGATTGTAATTAGTAGGAACTTTTAGGAGCCTACCCTTTGTATCCATAGCAACTTTTGCTACGTTTCCAAAAGTCTCGGCATCATATTGAAGACCAAGTAAAGCAGTATTTGGATAACGTAATTTTGCATCAATTACCTCTGTTACCGCAGATACATACATCTTGTCGCTGATATATTCAGAAGATGAGTTAGGGGTAATACGTCGAACTCGCAATAACCAGCCACTATCAGCCTTTGGCAGGTCAATACGGTGAGCACGCTCATAATTTGCCGAAGTCTTATCTGAAATTTTAGCTCTTAATACTTCACTCCAACTATTGCCATCAGTCTGCAAATCAATCGCATACTCAATTGTTAATCCGCTCACATCCCCATTTGTTGCGTCTTGAGTACGCAAAGGACCCCACTTTAAGCGCAAACGAACAGCATCAAGATCAAGATTACTAAAAGCTCGAACCCATGGCGTTTCAGACTTTAACTCCACATCGATGGCAGTTTCACTTTCGACTGCTGGAAAACCCTCAATGTATTCCTGATCATTAGTACCATTTCTAAAATCAACTTTTACATTTTCAAAGTTAAGGCTTCCATCTGCATTCTGAAGTGGAGTTTCTTCTAAATAAATTGACTGAAGCCCATTAGCTAAACCTTCAATCTCGCCTTCAGCTAAACCATATAGAACCTTGATAAAGGTTTTCGATTGAGCAGAATCTGGTGAAATGACAGGTTGCCGTTGTTTTTTACTGCCTTTTTTTGCGCCTACTACCGCATTCATAAGAAATCTCACGCAATAAAAAAGGCGCTAGAAAGCGCCTGTTAAATAATTAAAATTTACATCTGATCTTCAGGATATTGACCTGCGCTCACGATGAAGCCGCCGATTTCCCGTTGACCATAAAGAATTGGAACAGGATTACCTTGTGCAACTGTGGTAACTGCACCGCCAAAGCCTTTATTCGCTCTGTTTCCATCTTGGTTTTGATCTTGAGTAGTATCAACCTTTGGCATAAGCATCATGGCCACTCCACCAAGCATCATTCCAATACCTGAGCCAATCAATGCAGCACCGAGTGGTGCTCCACCGCCCAATGTGCCTACAGTTACTAAAACCCCCACCACGACCATCACAGCACCCAATACAGTCTGTAATATTCCATTACCGCCTGCACCAACTACACGTGGAACAATATGAATAACCTCAGCTTCAGTATTCATATCAAGCTGTTCTTCACCAATATTGTCACCAGTGATAAGACGCTTAGTTTCATGATCGTAAATTGCTGGGCGTTTCTTGCCTCGCTTATTACTTGAGTTCTTTGATTTTAAAAATACGGCAAAGCGTAGGCCTTGCTCATGTGCATGCAACATAAAATGTTCAAAGCCAGCGATCTGAACAGATAAAGCCCGCATGGCTTCACGAGTATTGGCGACATCTAGCTTATATTCACGTCCAAATTTTTTACCCAAAACGCCATATAACTTAATTGTTTTTAACATCTCTGTGCCTCAAGATTTTTACAGTACGTTCACGCCACTGTTGACCATAAATTTCGCGTACTGACTTTCTGTTATACGGATGATGCAGTATTAAACTTGAACCTATGCATTGTTCTGTCTGTTCAGATTTAAGCTGACCATTATCACCCAGCCAAACAACCGCATGATTGGGATGCTCAGTACGCCCAACACGACAAACAAGCATATCGCCATATTGTGGTGTATCTACTTCATAGAAGCCTGCTTTTTCATAGTTTTCAAGATAAAGTGATGGATGGGATTTATCCTCCCACCAAGCATCTTTTCTCTGAAAATCCAACAGCTCCACACCTAACTCACGGCTATAAAAATCACGTATAAGTGCATAGCAATCTTGCCAGCCATGAAAATAATTACGCCCCACTAAAGGGGCGCGATAACCGCAAGGCTCGTAGACTTGAAAATCCAGATCCGGATATGAACAAATTACCCACGGCTTTTGATGTAACTCAATTTGAATTAAGTCTAGTTCTGAGGCTCGTGTAGTACCGTCTGGATGGGAATGTACATAAGCTAAGATTTCGCCTTGATCTTCAGCCATAGCTAAATCTTCAGGATGGATTTCAAACTGATCAGACAGAGCTGAAACATTGCGGCAAGGGAGGTATTGCTTGTCAACAATCACTCCACAACATTCATATGGATAGCATTCATCTGCATGGGCCAAGATTGCTTTTTTAAGTTTTGCCGTCAGTTTCATAAAACCTCACAATAAACTTGATGCTGGGAACCCACCAAAAGGTAATGGTTTATTTTCACCGAACCGTAACCGACAAGAACGCAAACTCCCACTGCATCGATCTAAAGCTGGATCATCAGTAAGCTCATCTTTATCGGTGAACATTGCCGCTCCGGTATATCCACATTCCTCACCACGGTAATTGCCCATCATGCACCAGTGGCATAATGAGGTAATTTGACGAACTGGGATTTTCAAACCTTCAAAATCAATTGGATTTGAAAGCTCAAAGGTCACTTGCTGGGCATTTTCGGATGTTTTTTGCTCGATAAACCAAAGCTGCTCCTTGAACTCATTTGAAGCAGTTGGATTACCTGCCGTGAAGTTTTCGGCATCTAGATATTTAGCAAGCGTGGTAATGACTTTAAGTTTTGCACCAGCAAAGTCTTTAAATTGCAAACAATAGGCAGAGACAGCATTTTGAATTCCATTAATATTGTTGGCCATACTTAAAGTCGGTGCAGAAGCTTTACCATCCGAACGCATTTCAAGGCCAGAGACTTCAAGCGCCATTGGCTCAAATACTTGACCTTGCCAAATAATATTTCGCATCCATACTTTCTGATCGCCGATATTAAAAACTTTATCAGCCTTGATTGTTGCTGTATCAGCTTTCCAGCTCGTCAAATCCGCTGAGACATAAATTTTTTCCCAGTCTTCATAAGAAATATGTCCATGGAAACGTAAAATGCCAGCACCTAAGCTGCTGGCATCTAATTCATACAATGTTATAAGGCCGTCTACATAAAGTTTCTGGAAATCACTGTTCAATGTCATCTGGTAGTGTCTCCTCTAATACAATTTCTTCATGGAAACGGATGTCAATATTACGACCTTCAGGAATATCTACAGGATTTTCAAGATCAGGAACAATCGAAGCAGTTTCAATATCAAACTTCTTCTTGTATGTCTTAATTGAGATGTCATTATTTTCAAGTTGCTTATAAGCTACAGCAACCAACACGTTACCGTTTGCATCCTTTGGCATTTCGATATACCAACCTTCTTGAGCAAAACCTAATGAGCCTTTAATCAGATAATCACCAACACCTAATTTTTCTAAAGTAATTGGCTGTTTTTGTGCGTCATCGTTTAACTCAATTGAATCAGCAAAGAGTTTAGCAACGGGTGAAGCGGATTTGATAAATCCGTTTGCATCGACTGTGGTGTTATGCTCTCCGCGCAATGCGTACCACGGTGTATAAGCGCCTTGATATGATTTACGTCTAAAGCCGATATAGGTTGCTGAAGTTGCAATACTTAAATGTGCAGCGTGTTCTGCAGTGTTCCCAGCATTCATACCAATAATGTATTGAGCTTGGGCTAAAGGATAATCACCAGCTGAGGTAGCACCAGCTCCAGTACTTTGTAACCCAATATATGAACCACCTGCATCAAAACCGGATAATGCTGTTGACCCCAAGTTTTTATTTGCGGCAAAACCATTGTTAAGTAATCGTTGATAGTCCAATGAATTGCTACTAATTAAACGTGTCCACGGACTCCAAGTCGCACCTAAATCTGAAGTTGATCGAAAGTAGAAGTTTCCACTTACGGAGCCACCAGTTAGCGGAATATAAATTTGTGCTCTATAGTTATTTGCCCCACTGATATCAGTGACAATCAATGTTCCCACTTGACCTGCAACTGGGAAATTTAAAGCCAGTGTTCCAGACGCAAAAGTATCATTGCCATAAAAACCAGGAGTAATGACTTTATTTAAATCTCCAGATGCATCTGTGTCTGCAACTCGAATTCCACGCCCGATACCAAAATTTCCAACTGCTAAAGATCGCCCTAAAGTTGCATCTGTATTGCTGGCAGTTTTTGTCATTGTTGCAGCATCACCCAATCCTAAATTAGTCCGTGCAGCCGCTGCCGAAGTTGCGCCTGTCCCCCCTTTTGCAATTGGTAGAGCTGTGGGGAGTGTGGTTGCATTAGTGGTTCCGGTTAGGAAATCATATAACTCGGTAAAGTTAGCATTCACATACTGGAAAGCTGTTCGAGCTGGTGTTCCTGATCCGTCATTTGCAGCTGAACCAACATTAATAACTTGCTTAGTCATTTTCTTGCTCGCATAAAAAAAGCCCCTAAAGAGGGGCTTCAAATAGATTAAAAATTAAGGATAAAAGACTTGGGTGAATGTCGTAGAGATTTGCCAAACATCACCACCCAAACAGCGGGGTTGATATTCACCTGTTTTTACTCGGACCTCACCGTCTAAAGGTGAATCCCAAAGAAACGAGTCAGCTCCTTTATGGTCATCAAAGAATGCTTTGATTTGCATAATTTCGGCTTTTTTTGCTGTCCGTGAATATTGCCAAGTACCTGTTCGGTTATTGATTCCTATTGAGACATTTTGCTCATATCCATCACCAAACTTAGATGACAAAGTATTAAAGCTCTGTGAACCAGAGTTGCCTTCTAGATCTTGGCACCAAGTGAATTTACGATTACTCACAGTTAATATTCTCCAATAATAAACCCACTTTACTGAGTGGGTTTATTTGGGTTTAAGTGGTTAAATTTAGGTATTAGCGTCTCACTAGATTAAACAAGACACCACCTTGACGGCTTTCGCGTCTAGCCCATGCGTCCATTGCATTATTCAGAGATTCAGCAATTTGCTTTTGCCCTTGTGTATTGACGCTTGCAGATCCATCAGCAAACGTAATCTGTTGGCTTATTTGCACATTGCCATCACTAGCCCCGTTTTGACGATTATTTAAATAATTCGTCAAATCTTTGTTTTGTTGCGGATTTAAAACACGTTCGCCACCATCCAAAAGCCATGTGCCTTCACGTGGGATATTGTCAATACCATCATGTGCCATCCCTGCAATGGTCTGCGCCCCAATCATTGCTGCGTTAGCATAACCAAACGCCAAAATTGCATTTGCGGCAGACACTTTACCTACGAATGGTAGTGTGATATCTGCAGTTGTTTGGACTGCAGCTAAGTGAGCTGAAACGATTGCAGATGCAATAGCAATAGATTGTTGCATTAAGAACATTGCCTTATATGCACTGGACTGCTCACCTTGCGCTGTCTTAACAGATTGGGTCATTTGGGACCATGTGTTTTGCGCTTGGCCCAAAAGGGTTGACCACAAGCCCAACTGAGTTTCAAATTGACTTTTTTGCAAATCTTTAACTTGCTGGTCGTACTGAACGTCAAGAGCATTTTTCTGAATCAAATACTCTTCATGAGCCTGTAACAACGCCTGGTATCGCTCATCGTCACTGGAAAAAGAATCACTTGTCATGATTCCTTGTTCAACGGCTACACGTTGATTAGATAATGCAAGTTGAGCATTGCTTTTTTGATTAGCTAGTGACCACATTGCATAATCATTTGGAGACATAGTGGCTTTAGCGAATATATCGTCAGCACCTGACGACAACCCTCTGATTTGATCGTCCATTGCTTTAGATGCATTAATGACTGAATACTGAGCCTCAAGGATCTCCCAAGCGACCTTTCGTTGAGCAGCCACTTTCTCATCTTGAGCTTTGATATAGTTTTCAACATCCTTTGCATAAGCTTCAGCTTGAAGCTTTAACAAACGATCTCGCATTACTGGATCATCAGCATAGAGTCGACCAATTTCGTTTACCTTGTCATCATTCGCATTTGATATCTTTTGCCACTCATCATAATATTCAACAAGTGTTCGCTTGTCGTTTTTAAGACGTTCTGCAACATTAGCTAACTCATCATCAAGCTTTGAAAAAGATTGAATAGCTGAGCTAATATTGGTAGTTGTACCATCACCAAGTAATGTATTTAATTGATTATAGTAGTTATCACGTTTTTTATGATGAGGACCTGCTTTAATTTTTCGGCCTTCATAATCCCAGCGGACATAGTTTTTGCCAAAGATCTTTTCAAGCTCTTTATATCCAGCATTACTCAACAAAGCATTCTTTGACTTGGTGTAACTAGGATCGGTGAAAACTTCTTTTGCCAAGAACAATGCCTGTGCATTCAAAGATTCTTGTGTTTCTTTAATTGCCCCCTTGTTATCTAGCAAGCCTTTAGAAAAAAGCATGGACATTAGATCTTTTGCTCTTGATTTCTGCCAAGACATAATGCCGACATTAGTGAAGCCGTTATTTTTGTCTTTATGACTACCAAACATTTTTGAGCTTCTAAAGTCATTTTCACGGCCAACCTCTGCAGTAAGATAGCGTGCTTGTTGATCTGAAAACACACCAGTATTCATAAATGCTTGATACACTTTCAACATATTGCGCGAGGTTTCATTTCCACTAGCCACAACTAAGGCCTGCTTTTGAGTTAATTCAAGTTGACGTTTTTTTGTCTCCTCAATTTTCTTTTCAGACTCCTCTCGGTCTTTGGTCTGCTCTTTAAGCTTGTAGCCCTGTTCGACTAATTTTACTTCAAGATTCGAAAGTGGCTTAAAGTAAGAAATACCAGCATTATCTTTGTAATCCGCATAATACTCTGCATGTTCACGGCTAATGCCGGTACGCATACTCGCTTGAATATATGACTCTCGATCTAGTTGACCTTGAATATCTTTCAAAGCTTCACGTTGCTTTTGAGTCAAGCTAAGAAGTGCCTTTTCCTGCTCACCAATTGATTTTGCATTATCATTATTGGCCTTGGTATTGTTCTGGACCTTACCGGTATAAACATCCAAAATAGATTGGGCCTTAACAACTTTACCAGCCTCATCCATTACTGCTTTAGCTTTGTTATCAATACTCGCTTTTGCAGAATCGCTTACTGTAGCTAGACCATTAATTGCATTAGCTAATTGATTGGCATCAATTTTACCTAATCGGTATCTTTCGAATAAACCTTCGGCAATCTGTTTATCATTTTCACTGACTTTTGATGATCGTGTAATAGCGTCAATTAAGCCAAGCATTTCATTTTTTTGTTCACGATATAGCTGGTTGGCTGTTTCAAGTGTATCAGTAGCTTTTCTAGTTAAAACTCTTTGTTGAGTAGCATCTAGCTTTTCATATTCGGCTCGTAACTCTGCTACACTTTTTTGCTGAATCGTAAGGGATGGATCCAGCTCATCACTACTTTTTTTCATATAGTAAAAAGCTGCACCTGCAGCAACACCTTGTACAGCTAACATAGCTAAGCCAGCAGGACCACCAAGAAAGCCCATTACTCCACGCAAAACCCCCATTGAGGTAGCAGCACCCAGCGCTTGCCGCTGCATACCCATAAGCGTTAATTCCATTGCAGCGCCACGGATTGCAGCCATGGTAAATGTCCCTGCTAAAATTGCGCCCTGAACCACAAGTTTTGATCCAATTGCAGCAGCAAGTGCAATTGTGATTGCTTTAATGTCATCCATGTTGTTTGCAACTGCTTTTACAACTGGTACTACATTATTGATAAGTCTAGCTTCAAGGCCTTGCCATTGCAGATCCATTAACCTTAGATTTTCTTTAGCCAATGCTAAATTCTGAATCATGTCCTCTGATAAAATTGCATTTGCCTGTTCAGCGGCTTCACCCCATTTTTTAAAACCTTCACCGCCATTTTGCAGTAATGGAATAAGCAATGAAGAATCAGAAATGATAGCTTCCATATAGAACTTCATATCATTCTGAGAAGCACCGACTTTCTGTAGCGAGTCGTAATAAAGCTGTAAAGCCTGCGGACCTGAAAGCTTTTGAAACTGCTGTATAGTCACTCCAACAAGAGGAGCAATATTTTCAAAGAAATCTGCTAGAGGTCCGCCGCCAGTCTGCTGAAAATCACCAATTCTGTCCTGCATGTCTTTCATTTTGTCTGCAAAAGACTCCATTGATATACCTGCTGTCTCTGCCCCTTTAGCGTAATACTGAAATTCACGCACAGATGTATTAGACAATTGAGCAAACTTTTTAATCTCACTGCCCGTTTCAATTGTTTGGTTTGCAAACTCTACAAGACTTGCTACCGAAACTCCGGCTACAACTGCACCAAGTGTCTTAGCAGCGAACGTAGCAATGTCAAAGCTACTTGCAATATTTTTACTCGCTGTTCGTGCTTGACGTTCGGCTTGAGACAATGGCCCTGTAAATTCAGCAGTTTGAACTAACAAATCAAGCGTTAATCGTCCAAGTGAGTTTGCTGCCATACCTTTTCTCCGGGCAATAAAAAACCCGACACTTGGTCGGGTTTATAACTAATTTAAAATTATTTAATTAATTTTATCTTGCACTCTGGTGAAATATTATTTCCTGAATCATCTTTGGTTAGAAAGTATGATCCACCAGCACCATAAGCAAGGGTTAGCTTTTCAGAATTAAATTCTTTAATGCGCCAGTAACTCCCATCTTGCGTATAAATTTTGTCATCTATCTTTTTAATAGCTGACAATTTTGCAACGCCCTTAAAGTCTTGGCAAATTACCCCAGTTCCATCTTTATTCAGTTGGACAGTTGCAACCGAGATATCTTTATGTGCACCACTCCACTGCCCATAAGTAGCCAAAGGTGAAGGTTGAAGAGAATAAAAATTTTCAGTAGTAGCGCACCCAGCTAGAGAGGAAAGTGCGCTAATTAAAATAATTTTTTTCATATAAATTTAAGCCCCGCATATTTTATAAACGAAGCTTATCATCCGCTATGATACTTTTCAAAATACTCTTCCAAGGATAGCTCATCATCATTTTCAGGTCTTTCCTCATGAGGCATAAAGTCTCTAGCATCAACGTCCGTGCCTTCTTTAACTTTAAATCTCGTTATATGAGCCATCATATTTCCAGCGGATTGTTCAATGCGTCGTCCTAAGAAAAGAGAGCCCCGTAATTTTCGGTAGGCTCTCCATATCATAAGCTCCGGATGACTGAGGGTCTTTTTTGCTTCCGCTATTGTTCTTCCGCCAATTCCATTGAGGACGAGCTCGCACCAGAACTCATCGTCTGGTTCGAGATCGAGTTCTTTCCCGAAAAATCAAGAACCTCATCGGCAGCTTTGTACAAGGCTTCAATAACTTCGGATGACAAACGCCCTGTATCTTCAACTGTAGGGAAAAACTTTTCCCCCTCTTCATGGTATACAGTAAGAAAAATTAAAGCTTTCTTGAGCTGATCAATTGTCAACTCAGCCTTATTTTTTAGCTTCCATACATCCGGTGCCTTAACAATTTCATCATGTGATGCGATTAAGATTAAGACTTCACCACCCGCTTCATTACCGTTCTTGTCACGATATCTAATAGGCTTTTCTACGTAGCTACCAATACCGAGCTCTTGATGAGTTTGTTCAAGTGTTAGTCTTGCCATTATGGAGTCACCGTACGTTTAGTATAAGTTACACCCGAAGTTCGTACTAAAGTGAACTCATAACCGATCACTGTATCAACTTCGATGTCATTAGGGGCTGCATCATTTAGATAGCCTTCAAATGACCACCAAGAACGAGTTTCTGGCAGATCAATACCTGTAGTTGCATCATATGTTGGAGGCGTTGTTGAGTGGCTTGAACCTACATACCACTGTAGCTTTTCACCAGATGCGGCAATTTCCAATAATTTGTCATGACTTGTGTTTTCATCATCCAAATCAATACCAATTGCACCTTCACCCGGATCGCGCATCCCGCGTTCATATTCTTTGACATCAGCATCTAGACAGGTTACATCAATCTTTCCAAATGAGTCTTGACCAAACGAAATACGCTTAGGGCAAATAAAACGCACAACGGTTCCCGCAATTACAGTAAATAACTGCGTTTTTTGAGCTTTAACATGTTTAGCCATTAAGAGCGCTCCTTAATTTTTGGCATAAAAAAAGCACCCAAATAGGTGCTAAGTGAAAAAAGTTTTGTGTTTTATTCGCGGTTTACAATCCAACTTACATCAAAAGAATAGTGAGGCATTCCTGTTACTGGGTCCTTATCTGCTTCGCCATAGCGAACCACATAACAATCAAGCTCTATTGCAAAACGGATTGCTTCTGCAACTTGATCAACTACATCTTCATCTGTTGCATAAACATCGATTTGAACAATTGCACTGTCGGAAACAGGCCGCGAATCAAGGCTACTATTAGGGTCACCTGCAATAATTTGCCAAGTAACATATGGTGTTTCAGGCTGTTCTGGAGCAGATCCAAAACGCCAAACTCTCAAGATATTATTACTTTCGAGTAATGCTCTTACTGCTGGATCTGCTCTTGCTAATTTAAAAATTGGGACTTTAACCATTAAGCTGCACCTAAAACCACACTAAGTTCAAAATTAAATACTTGAACAAACTTATCTGTTATTTGTTCAATGTTTTCGTATAGCGCCGGTCTTAAAAATGGGGTTGCTGGTTGCTTACTTGTACCTAACTCAAGGAATCGCCAGTAAAAGACACGGCCATCTGTTTGATACGTTTTTCCAACACGCCCAGCACGTCTATTTTGAGCGTTGTTTGTATATGGGATACGTGCCCCACCACGCACTCCCACGCGCATAACCAAAGTGTTTTTATTTCCACTTCGGCCATTTTGAACCACAATTTCTTTCCAAATTTTTTCAGGAGTGGTGGGATCATCTAAACGTTTAACTTTTTGGCGGGCTGCATCTCTTGCAATAATCATTGCCTGCCGCATCGCTTTACGGGCAATACGTTTGACAGTCTTGTCATTACCAATTGCCCGCATTCGTCTTAATGCAGGCTCCAAGCCATGTATTTGAGTTGTCATAATTTACCCATTCCATGCTTTTTCACCTGTTGCAAGGTTGATAGTTAAATACTCACGGCGTGAGTCTGGGTCTCGCATTGGGTTACCATCAATTCTGTAATAGTAACCACCAAATAATACCCGCATAGTGCTGTTAATTTGTTTGGTTGTAGTGCTGTAGCGAACTTTTGCTCGTGCCTGAATTGAGCTATTGGCAGCTTTGGCAGCAATAACATCGCGTGTTGATAAGTCGGTAACTTCCGCCCAAATTGTTGCAAAATTAGACCATGAGGTGATTAATTTTCCAGTGTTTTGGTCTTGGGTTTGAATTGCTTTCTGAATAGTGATGCGGTGACGTAGGTCGCTTGCTTTCTGTCCCATAAATACCTCAAATAGCAGTAGGATTGCGAAATTTATAGAGCAAGGCTCTAACAGGTGGAGGTAAATAATTGCCATCGACCAGCATTTCGCTTTCAAGATTTCGATTGCTATCGTAATAACCGCACAGAAGAAGAACCGCTACTTTAAATTGATTTGGATAATTGCCATCTGCAAATTCATCGGTCACATAATCTAAGACGGCTTGTTCTGCCGCTTCTCTATATGCTTCTAGCTCTAAATCATTGTCGTTTGAGTCATACCGCAAGTGAGCCTTAACAGTGGCCAAATCTGTAATTGACATTATTTAGCCCCCTTCACGCAAAGCTTAAAGTTAGCATGATCAAATTCGCCAGTATGGTCCTTTTCACAGTGCCACAGACTTCCTTTATGGGTCACAAATTGGCCCATTTGATATTTTTCATTAACAGAAAAAACGCCTTGATAAAGTGAATCAAAAGATTTCTGGGCATCATTTGTTTTTTGAGATGAAGATTCAGATTTTCCAAATGGATCGTCTTTAGAATCCCGTTTTGAAAGTGCCTCAAGTGAGAAGTTTTGTTGTTGCATATAAATTGCATCACCACCAAGAACAGGAAGCATTCCAATTTTTGCTCGGCCTTCATTTGGCGTTAAAATACAGCCTTTGACATCTTCACGAATCATGTTGTGGAATCTTTCCGAGTCCATACGAATTAACGTGTCAATATCAAGGAAGCTTTCTACTTTAAATGACTCTAGGTTTAAACCTTCATCAATTAAGTTTTCACGAGATTCAATAAATGCTTGCAAGCAATCAGAATAATAAATACCGTTTGCCTTTTCTGGGTCATCCGGAACAGTTCCAATCCCTATCTTGAAGGGAGGGACATTAAATACACTACAAACAACACGACCTGACATTTCTAAAAGCTCAAGCATTTGGGAATCTGCAGCACTCATACCTAAAACTGTATAAGTCATTCCATCACCAATCACAGCAGTTTTGCCATAATTAGACCCAGAATAGTTTTGATTCCATCTCGCTTGAATTTCTTCTGCCTTTTCTTTTGCGATTGGACCGGGAGCAACCAGAATTCCACCCGGTCTACTACCATTTCCAAAGAAGTTTGCAGCATTATTCAGGATTTTCACCCCCATTTTTGCAACTACACCACACGCCATAATTGGTGATAGCCCTACTAATGGATGATAAAAAGTATTAATCCGATCATGAATAATTTCAGAAGCTGGTAGAATTTCAGATTCTGCCTGAGTCAAACAATCCTTACTTAATTGGTAAAAGACATTCCCATTTTTATCAATTAGCGGTGTTACCAAATCGGGGTTTAAAACCACCATTCGATAAACCTCACCAAAGGCATCGCGTAATTTCCAAACGTAGGTATTGCCGCGCAATAATAGACTTGATGTCCATTGTTCTTGAAACTGTTGCCATGTCTGATAGTTATTTGGCTTTTTTAACACCCGAAGCTTTTCTGGGATGTCAGCATGTACCAGAACACCATCAACTTTAGTTTTGAGTACAATAGGAAGTTTGCCGATGTCTTTAGAAATAAGGCTCACACAAGAAAATACAGCATCGGATGCTGTCAGCTCAGTGCGTGTTAATTCATCATTTTTCTGCCATGCGCCAGAATATGGCTCTTGAACGGTTAAACTATTCCAAACATTTTGCCCAGAAGTATGGACACTTTGGAGGCTTTTTTTACCTTTAAACCAGTCTCTAATGCCCATAATTACCGCCTTATTCGATTGGTTTTACTTCTTTTTTAGGTTTAGCGGGTGCCTTTTTTTGCTCTTCATAAGGCTTTGCAACACCTATTTTAATTAGGACATTTGCTGCCAAGTCTGGTACATCCTTAATGTCGCCAACATTGGCATCATGCATCTGCTTTAAATATTCAATTTTCATGAGACTGTTCCTATAGCTAAACAATTGTGATGTTTAGATATAAAAACAGCCCAATTAAGGGCTGTTTTTTAATCAATAGATTCAAACAATTAAGTGTATTGAATGAAGCTTGCAGCAATCGGACGGCGTTTAGCCCAAGAAACAAAACGTTCAGCACGAATAGCAAATTTGTTTTCTTGCCATAAGTTATGAACAGTTGTTCCATCAACTAAAGTTGCTTGGTCAGAGTAAGCAATTTCAACTTGACCACCATCTGCCATCAGAATTTCAGATGTTTTAACAAGAATAATCACATCACCCACAGTTTCAGATTCAATAACTGGGATGCCGCCTAAGGTCTTCTGGTTAAGTCCTGCTTCCATGCCTTTAAAGTAGGTATTGCCTAAAGCATCGCGCATATCTGCAAGCTCTGCAGCCTTAACTTCACTCATAAGGTAGTAAGCGCCAGCAAGAGAAAGGTTGTTAGATAGGAACTGAGCACGTAAAGCGCGCAAGTCATTAGCAACTGCTTCAGGTGTATTACCTGTTGAAGTAATTGGCGTAACGCCATTTAAAAGACCTGCTGGCTTTTTGGTGGTTCCTGCACTAGCGCTAAGGAATTCAGCATCAGTGAATTGAGCAGATGAAGCAACCAAGTCATCACGAATTAATACATCAACTGCTGGATCGCTACCCTCTAAAAGCTCAAGGGTGTAAACCACAATTGCAGCTACTTTATGCTTGCCGACTTTGACATCTGCGTAAGTTGGATTAGTTAAAGGCTTGGCCTCGCCCTCACCAACCCAAGCCGTCATAGAACCTGTCGCCTGCGCGGGAATTTCAACATTAAATGGAACTTTTCGGAATTGCAGCTTATCAAGCACTGTATTAGCGCGAAGCAATTCAATGTATTCACCTACTAAACGGTTTGTATGCACCAATGGTGAAGCAAAACCAGCATCAGTCGTTGTACCTAGAGTGGCTTTTTCAATTAAGGCAATTACCTCTGGCGGCTCACCTAAGCTTTTAGCAACATCAACTGCTGATTTATAATTGCCCTTCTTCGCTTCAATTGAGGCAATCATTCGACACTTTACAAATTTTGCAAAACCAACACCTTTTTCAAGATTGGATTCAACCTCAACACGTGGTGCTGGATTACCACCACCAGCGGTATTAGCAGCCTCTTCTGGACTGCCACCTGCTACAGGTGTTCCATTTTCCCCAGCCTCTTCGGCCTGCTTGATCATGTCTTTTACACGATCAATATTTTTTTGAATTGTGGCAATTTCTTCATCAATAGCAGTAATTTGCTCTTCTTCTTCTTCATTGGGTGTGCGCTGATCATCCAATGCTTTAGTGATAACACCTTGCTTTTCTGCTTGTTTTTTTGCCAACGCATCAAGCAATTGTTTTAAATATTTATTCATAGAGATACTCCACCCTTAGTTGGGCTACCAAGTTTTACGATTACGTGTTTTTGCTCAGATGAAACGCCATCTGCTGCGGGTTTCTGAGGTTTATTGCCCAACGCGGCTTTGTATTCCTCGAAAGCTTTTGAATAATCTGTTGAACTGTCGCGATTGCATGGAATGGTCACCAGTGAGAGTTCGTACCACTCCCATTCGTTAAACTGGATGCCACCACCTTCGATAAATTGGGCCTGTTCCCAATCGGCTAAAAACCCAACTGAAAGCCCTTTAACTAATCCATACTTGAGGCTTTGATAGGCTTCATCGACACGGGCTTTTAAGTTCCCTTCTTCTATGATTTCTGGGATATGAATCTCTACTTCGATTCCCTTATCAGTCACCTTTGCATCAATGACCTGTCCGATCGGAGCACTGTGCTCATGATGGAAAAGAAGTGGCATTGGAAGATCGAACTTAGCCCCGCTTGGGACCATGATGTCTTTTGCGCGGTCTGCATTTGGTGTGCTTGCAATCCCTTTAAAAGTTCGCTTTTCCTCGTTCGTGCTCTTAATTTCAAAAGAGCCAAATGATTTCTGTAGAGCAGGCATTAAGCTCTCCTTTAAAAAGAAAAAGCCCGCTATTCGCGGGCTTTAAGTTAAAAATTATTTAGAAAAAATAGACGTTGTATTCTTTATTTGTTGGCTCAGGGTTCATGGTCATTAGAGCCACGGCATTAAATGTTGCAATCAAAGGGTCAATTTTCCCCACCCCTGATTCTTGCTTAGTGATTCGCATCCCATTACCAACCATTACAACACGCGCATTTCCCGCTGCCCAAGTCATGAGTTGCTGACCTGCATGAAATAAATTTCCCTCTGCAAGTTTTCTTTCTGTTGTAAGGATATAACCCATCAACTTGTAGCCTTGTGGAACAGCAAGCATCGACTCTTCTGGTATTCCAACTTCTAACAACCCGTCAAGTAAGCCCCCTAAACCAAGTGGATCTAGTCCAATTTTATAAAGCTTGCCGCTGTCATAGACTTTCTTAGCAATTGCTGCCAATTGGTCGATATCTTCGCCAACTTTCTCAACTACAGTCAGACTTCCCTCTTTTTCAAAGTCTTGGTACTTTGGGATGTTTTCTTTTCGGCGCTCCAAAGCAACTTTATTTGCCCATGCATGATTCCAAAGCCACCAAATGCGAGGATCTTTTTTAAGACGCCCTAAAACCGCGGATCCAAGCAAATCATCTAACCCACCGCCATCAATACCAATCGTAATGACATCTGACTGTTCAATTAGTTGGTCTAAGCCGAAAACATGTTTTTGTTGATTCCAGAACTCTGCACCAGCCCATCGATTTGCACGTAGATTCATGCCAATTTCGATGTTTAAGTGCTTGGCCAAGAAGTCTCTCAGTGATTCTTCACCAGCGTCTTGAACCTTTTTAAACTCTGAAATTAGATATTCAAGGTCAACCGATGCGCCCAAATTTGGGTTTGTGATATAGAAGTTTTCAGGCTTTAAGTGCTCACCTGCTTCAACTAAATATTTTGGGAACTCATAGATAAGTGGAAGAAATGCCTTATCTTCTTTTATTCCATCCCTTACATCACGGGCATAATCTAAAAGCTGTTTAAATACCCCACACGGCACTTCATCCGACATGGTAGACAGATAAATCACACAGCCTTCGGGACGTGATGCTAAACCACCCTTTGCTTCACGGAACATTGATTCAGCATTTGCACGTTTACCGAATAGCCATACCTCATCGATCAAAATGATTGAAGCTTTCTTACCCGCTGCTGCATTTGATTCCGCTGCGATAACCTTTAGTGTTGCGCCAGTGCCCAAGTGAGTAACTGTCTTTGTATGCTCAGAAACATTGATCATTGCACTGAGTTCTTCATCAGCGCGGATAAAGTCACGAATCGGGTTAAAGCTGTTGTCTGCGACTTCTTTTGTCGGCGCCAAGATAATTAGTTCGGCAGAAAGACGGTCATTCAGCAGCAATGCAACAAGCATCACACCTGCTGCAATCGTGGACTTGGTATTCTTCTTTGAAATTAGAAGGAAGAACTCACGGATTAATCGACGCTTTGTATTTGGATTGTATGAGCCAAAGATTGCCCGAACAAACTCAATTACCCATTCCAATGTGACATCGCCCATCTTCGGGCTACCCATCACATCAACAAGAATAAGTTCTTTAAATATTCGCTCAGCAACATCTGCAACTTGTGGGAATAAAGGCTCACAAGGCATGAGCGACTGTTTATTGACAATACGCTCCTCCCAGTCTGGGCAAGCGGTTGTCCATTCTGGAAGCATTGCGGTCATTTATTCTGTCCAATAAAAAACCGCCCTTGAGGCGGTCAATTGAGGGGTTCTAATTCGTGAGGTTCTGGAAAAGCCTTTTTCATTTCTATCCACTTCTGCGAGTCTGGCTGCCAGTAATACAATTCTTCATAATGGTCATATCTGTAATAGTAACCGTCTCGCCTCACATAGAATTCAGCCCCTTTTGGAGCATTTTTCTTAATTTCGTCTGTTAGCATTAGACATCTCCATCTTATTTGATAGCCAACTGATGGTGTGTCCATCCCCATGCTGCGCAACACTGTAGACATTACAATTGGCTATCAAATAAGAAACCGCCCGAAGGCGGAATAAATTGTCTGGCAGGTTGCGAACCCCTGCATGTATGGCTGAGATAAGCTGATGTTTATGGCACATTCAAAAGCCTGGCTACGCATCCCCATACTGGTTCAGGACATTGCTTAATCTCGCACCGTGTCACCCACGGATTCAGACAAAACTTTAACTTGGCAATTGGTTATTCAAAGTACCAAACTTGCCTGACTTAGTTGCAGCCTTAGCCGCATCTTCTTTGGTTTCTTTCTTGCCCTTTTCGGCCACTTTACCGTGGACGTATGGAAGGGCTGCTTGTGCTGCCCGAACTCTTAAAGCCATATCTTCAACAGGATCACTGTAAACTGACTCTAAAAAAGCTAATGGGTCTGCAAGATTCTTAGCAGCTTGAATAGTTGTGTTGGTTGTTAATGGTTTAACGTCATGTTTAACAACTTGTTCAGGCGTGGCTTTATCAAGTCTTTCAAGATAAGCAATCACATCAGGATCTTTTGCTAAACGTGCCCCTGCCGCAGATGCAGTCTTTTCAGGGCATCCAGCCAAAATTGCCGCTTCTTTATTGTCTTTTCCGCTACGTTTTGCGAGGGCAAATGCCTTCTTTTTTTCTGTTAAAGCCATATACCCTCCTTTAACATATTTTTGAAAACTGATTTTTTCTTATAAGTGAGAGGTCGGGCGGTGTCCGAGCACTTGGCTCTCTGAACTTTTAACCCCCCCCCCTACCAGTCACTCCAAGGATTTAACGGACGGCTTCGATTTTTATGAAACTTCCATTTCTTATAGTCTTGGTACCAACATCACAAGAAGTACACAACTACTGAGAGAAGAGGCACAACAGAAAGTGCCACACATGCTAAAACATAGTAATCATATATAGTCATGGTCTGCTCTCCATTACACAATTAACTTCACACTCTCAACCTTTTTCCATATTGTTTGATCAAGTGCGGGTTCACACCAATTTGTCGGAGCTATCCATCTGCCACCATCTTTTGTCACACCCACTGACACATAAGACCAACCACCTTCCTTCCAAAAGATGTAGTACAAACCTTCTTTAAGAGAGCTAACTTCTTTCTTATTCACTGCCTGCTCTCCTTCAACGTCTTCTCTCTATGGCAAGGCACGCACAAGCTCTGTAGGTTTGATTCATCATCATTACCACCCTGAGCAATATTAACGATGTGATCCAACTCAAGCTCCATTGTGACCATACCACAACACTGGCATGTGTACTTATCTCTTAAATGTATCTTTGCTTTGAGCCTACGCCAAGGACGACCACCACGACCTGAACCCCAATTGTTCTTACTTGAGGCACGTTGTGTCTGGAGTCTCGGCTTGAGCGTTTGTAGTTTCATTTGGATTCTCAAAGTCTGGTGTCAACCGGATTAGAACTTCTGCTACTTGGTCAACACCTACTGTAGTCTCAACAAAGCTAACACCTGCCAAGTAACTACCATCACTTAGCTTTACCTTTGTTCCTTTTGCAGACTTACCACCTGCATATTCAATATTCGCAACACTTAATTGCTTAGCCATGCTTCACCTCAATCCAATGTCTTATTTTGGTAGAGCACTGGAGACTCTTGCTCACTTAACTGCATTAACAACTCATTGTTCTGTTCCAGTGCTACTAGTATTACCTGATCCTTGTTTGCTACTTGCTGAATCAGTGTTGTGTTCTGCTCCACTATCTGTGACAACAGTTGAAGTATTTCTTTGTTTCCGCAACTGCAATCTTTCTTTGAACAGTTGGTATTGTTGTTTGATCCAGTCACGACGTTCCTCACATCCTTTACAGGCCATTTTGATAGCACCACATAAGTTCATTAGGGATAAGAAGCTTTGCACCATGCATGAGGCAGAATGCTTCAATCTGATTGAGATATTCATTCATTTGCTTAACTGTGCATTTCTTGGTGCTTGTAAGCTTAATGACATGCTCTGCAATAGCTCTGTACTCTGCACACTCATTCTGTTTAAGTGCGGTTATGGCGCCACACATTTCTGAGTATTCAGCATCATCGCGTTTGAATATTGAAATAAGGAATTTGCGCTTAAAGAATAAGTGCTGTTCTTCTTTGGTTGATCCAACATGATCAGCAAACTGTGTCATCCACTTCCAATAGAGCCTGTTTTGTGCAGAACTCCTTTCTTCTTGTTTGTTGGTAATGGTGACAATTAAGGGCTTTCCTTCTGCTGCAGCTTGAGCATGATTCAGATTTAAGAAGTTTATTACTTTTGATATTTCTGTGTGGTTAGGTATTGGAAATATAGCTGCGTTCATACCAACCTCGGATATCTTTATTTTGGCTTTGGTAGATACATTGGCAGTTGTTGAAAGTCACATCTTGCTTCTTTGTATTTACTAACGTGTTTTGCTTTTTGCTGTTCACATATATTCTGTGTTGCATAATTGAGTTGATATGAATAACTAACTCCGTTGCCAGGAACCTCTACCATCACTGTTAGCACCCATATAGTTACAAACTTAATCATGGTTTGACCTCGCAATAAAAAACCACCCGAAGGTGGCTTAAATTAAAAAGTTAGCTTTTTATGTTCTTCATTCCTTTGATAGGCTTTAATTGCCTCGCCAGGAATCTGAAAATATTGATAAGTAAGCTCTGGTCCAAGTCGTGAAGCATTAGCAGCTTCTGGGCGATCAGACACGGTTAATTTTCTAACGCTCACTTCTCTGTTTGTTCCATCAAAATATTCAAAGGCTTTCTTCAAGTCCTCATGATTACAGTAGAACAAATCTTGTTGCATGTCATTTGCAGGTATCAACTCACACCCGCCTATTTCTTTTGGCACACCATTAATTGACTGTGGTGCATTTAGCATTTCTTCCCATGCTTTAAGATTAACAAATAGGATTTCTGGTTCCGTTTCATGCTTACAGATAAATTCTTCTCTTAGTTGGTAGATTTTTGATGTAATAGTCATTTTTATATCCTTAGATAATTTCACTTATTATATCAAAAAACATCTCCATCTTTAAGATTAAGCATCCGCTCTGTTTTTTCTAACCACTGATCAAAAAGCAATTCTGATTCTTGTCTTGTGCCTAATTGGTATGTGTCGAATAGGAAATGACACTTATGGCAGAGAGGCACTGTAAACTCGTCAGAGGCCTTTATTGCTTTACCCTTGCCATGCTTACCTGAATTAGAATGAGCCGCTTGTGAGTGAGGATAGCCGCATCTAACGCAAGGTAGCGCTCTTATTTCGTTTAGCCTCTTTGTCGAACGCATTTTCTAGATTCTCTATTCTGGTTCTGAGAGTATTTACTTCACGCTGACATTCAGTCTTAAACGTATGGCTGCTGAATAAATGGTTATAGTTTTCTAACCGGCTAAGATTACGTTTATAGATTTCTAAATTCTTCTTCGCTTCGATTGTGTCCATTACCACCATCCCCACTTTTTATAAATCCTTTCACGTGCGAATTCACATTTAATTGCACTTTCACTGGTTCTGAATTCTTTTATTTGCTTCTTTCGAGCTTCAATCTTTCGTCTGTGTCTTGGTTTTTGTCCTAATGGTTTAATTGCTTTCTCAACAAAAACACCTGTCATGAGGTGTTTCATATCTTGTAAGACTTGGAACATAAACACCCCAAAAAGAAAACCCCGCACTTGGCGGGGCTTTTAATTACACTTCTACAACTTCAATCTTCTTAACACCAGGTATTAGTGTTGGTCCAGATATGCCTATAATTTTGAATCGCTCAGTAAACCCATCTGAATAAGTTCTAATGAGCATGTTGCCAATATGTAAGCCTTCCAGATCACCTTGAGTGTAGACTGCCTCATTTGAATCGATTCTACACTTCTCTAATTGAGACTTATCACCATTAGAGTCAATCACGTCTAAAGTTTCAATATAGCCAAACACAAGCAT